TTATTCGAGAGTTTTGTGCAAATTTGTGCCAGATTTTGAGACCATCAACTCTAAAGTGGTCACCGGAAAGCCAAACATAGTCAGCGATATGAGTGGGACGGGCGAGAAAATCACCTAAACCAGCCACATCAACGAAACTGTCTTGGAAAGTAGGATCAACAGGCTTGGAGTAAGTCACCACCTCACTAGGAGCTGCATCAGTGAAATTCACATGTTGCTGACTGGCGGTCACACCAACACCACTCTTGTCCGTCTCATAATGCTGGTTTTGGTCTGCTTCAGAAGGGTTGTTCAATTGTTCGGTAGACGCAGGTCGATTTACCTTTATGTGACTAGACCCAATTATATCACACAAGGGATCCCTGAATTTGGGCACGGTTACCCATTGTAAAAGTACAAATCCGCTAGCATCGCCCGCATAAGACCATCATCAGGTATTCAGGTCCAGGGATCGGGCGATTTACTCTCTGCTTTTGGTTAGCCGCAACACGAAGTAACAGAGAACTCCGCGGAGAGCCTAAAGGCCTCCTATTGGGAATTTTGGTGCCATTGGTCAACCAAGGACTGGTAAGTTGGAAAAGTAGAGTCCTCGACAAAACCATTGAGCTGCAGTTCATTAATCACCTGCTTTAGCATATGCGTTGCTTCATCAAATGCCTTGCGCCCATGAAAGAAATACTCACGGATCGCTGAGCCGCAACAGGCTATGAACTGGGTTTCTGGAGAAATGACATTGGACCTCACATTGATTAGTAAGGACCGTTGGATAGAGTCAATTTCCAGAGGGGCAGCGTAATCTCCTAAGTCTTCAGAATAGACGAAAGAGCGCTTGAGAAATGATGCATCAGCGATCGAAATATAAGGTACGCTTTCTGCTTCCTTATCAGCCATAGTGTACGTAACACCGTATTTGGCCAATGTTTTTGAAATGTTCGTGTGATTGAACCACGGAGTATCCGGAGACACACCCATGATGTTATCGTCGCCATACGTCATTAGGCGAACATGTGTCCGGAAATCACCAACAGTCTTTTGTGGATTGAGGAGTCGCCACGCATAACGCATGTAAACTCCATTCACGAAACCATTGATGATCACGGTCAAAGGGTGACCGGATGGATTGCTCCCAAAAAATTCGACTAAGTCGCCG